GGACACCTATTAGTTACTATGAGTATGAAAAATCTAAAAATGAACAGAAGAAAACAATAAGATTAATTGATAGCAATTACGCTCTAAATGCAGCAGAACAATTAAGAAAAAAATTATTGGAATAATAAATGTCATTACCAACACCAGGCGAAGTTAGACTTCGCGAACTATCAATAGATGGAAATGATATTAGCAGATATGTAAGAGAGATGTCGATTTTTGAATCGATATTTAGACCATTTAGATCTGCTCAAGTTCTTATCATGGACAATAATAATATAGCTCAACAGTTAAAACAACAAGGTAACAGAGACGTTACCTTTGCTTTTGATTGTGGAGCTGGGAAAGTTTATGAAGGAAAGATGAAGATCTTAAGTGATAATAATATCAACTCATCTCAAAACTTAAGAACACAATACTACACCCTGAACTTGGTAAGTGAAAGCTTTCTAAAAAACGCTACAACAAAAGTTCAAAAATCTTTTAAAAATATGACTGGCACACAAGCTATTGAAAAGATCCATAATGAAATGGGTATTAGTGGTTCATTAAATAAGACTGATAGTAAAGGATATATCGGTGAAAGCGAACCATATATTGTTTCAAACTTAGCACCGTTTGATGCTATACATGGAATTAGAACCAGGTTAACTTCGGACAGATATAAGACAGGTGCTTATGCTTATTACGAAGATGGAAATGGCGATTATAATCTTAGACAATTAGAAGAAATGTTTGATCAGATGCAAGTTCAAGAACAATTGAGTCATGATCCAACTATGGGAAAAAGCTATAAGGATGCTTATAGACAAGGAAGAAATATAATTGGTTTTATAGAGAGCACATCTTTCTCTAAAAGTGGCAGATTTAATCTAGTTGATGTTTTAAATTCTAGAAAGTCAGCTAGAGTTAGTACATACTCAACATCAGAATCTAGGTATGATAAAGGTCAAACAAAGGATCCTTCAGCTGGAAAAACGGCGGGTGAATATAATGTAAATGATACATACAATTCTACTGGACCAAGATCAACAACGCTTATACCACATGATAAAAGATTAGAGAAAAATTCTGTTCAGGCAGAAAAAGCTGCAGAAGAAAGAAGATATATTCAAGAAGTTAAAAATGGACCAGCGTGTACTATACAAGTACTTTTAGATTCCGGAATTAATTGTACAGTTGGCAAGGGTGTATCTGCAAATATTGCACAACCAATTGGTGACATGTCAACTGCTTCAACCGGTGGTCAAATAGGTGGTGATATGTTAATTGTCAATCTTAGACACCATCTAAAAATGTATGATTCAAAACCAAGAGCTACTACTGTAATGGAATTAGCTAAGGGTGGAATGAATAAGGGAACAAGTTAATGAATATGTTTTGGGCAGAAATAGTTGATGTTGAAAATGATGATGAAAAAGCAGGAAGAGCTAAAATAAGAATATTAGAAGATCAATCTGATCTTAAAGATAATGAATTAAGATATGCAAGACCTTTATTTCCCGTGACAGCTGCATCAAAAGATGGTGCAGGCGCAACACCGGCATATCAACCTGGTACTAGGGTTCTAGGTTTTTTCATTGATAATGATAAACAAATACCATACATTATTGCTACTGCACCTGGTTCTGGTAAAGTTGGAAGTTTAAGTCAACAAGGAAGAGATATCCCTATTGGTATATCAAAGGATCCTGGAAAGTTTAATATTAAAACTGAAGATTTAAGATATATTGTTTCTTCTATCGGTCAAAGAAAATTAGATACAAAAGGCTTAACACAATTCTCAAAAAGAGAAGCAAATGGATTAGCAAAATTTGGTGATATGAGAAGTGTTGGAACACAAATACCTTTTGGTAAAAATGTCTTATCACAAATAACTAAAATAGATCCAACAAATGTTTCCGGTGTTCTTGGTCAGGGTGCTATTGGTCTTTTAAAAGGACTTCAGAGTAGCCCTGCTGGAAAACTTATAAACATGGTTGGTATTAAAAATTTTGCTATGGTACTCAGCCAGATATCATCTAACAATAAAAGCAGCAATTCTAATAATTTATTAGAACAATATAAATCATTCTTATATCTTTTAAATAATATTATTACATATCTTAATAGTATTAATCCAAAAACTGCTTTTAATTATAAGAATAATATTAATGATATACAAGATGTCGTTCTATTACTTGAAAATCCTTTATTCTTTAAACAAGAAGTTATAATAATATTAACTCTTAACGATCAATTGACAAGTCTTGATGGTGATAATCTTGTAAATCAAATAGCATTAATAACTAATAATATATTGGTCTTAAGACAATTGACACTCAATGAAATAGGTAAATTTTAATGACTATTAAACGAGATGATGAAAGAATACCTGAAACTACTTTCAACGCCAAGTATTCTAAAGTACAAACTAATGAAACACCAGGTGGTCATGTAGTAACATATGATGACACCGATGGTGCCAAAAGATATAGGATATCACATCCATCAGGAACTTACACCGAGATATCAGATGATGGTAAAGTTGTACAAGTTAATGTTGCCAATAGACATGTGTATGATAAGGGTGGTTTAACGTTAACTATACAAGAAAATGGTGATATAAAGATAGGTGGACATGCTAGAATTAGTGTTGGTTCCGGGGCGCATGTTGAAGTTGGTGGAGATGCAATGGTTGCTATAGGTGGTGATGCGGTAGTGCACGCGCATGGTAACTTGAAAGCTGGTGCACAGGATGTTTATATTGGTGCTCGCGGAAATATGGATTTAAATTGTTCAGGTAATTTTAATCTACTTGTTGGTGGCACAACTAATATTGAATCAGATGGTAATATGACGCAAAAAGCTCCAAGGATTGATCTAAACTAATGTCACATCTGTTTGTTATATTAAAGGATGGTATTCTTTATGAATACGATAAATATGAAGATATACCAGATTCTTTTGATAATGTAATTAAATTTATGCCAGAGATTCCAGATGGTCCTCATACGCATGAACAACATGATGAGATTGATAAGTGGAATCATAGACTACAAGAATTGATGAAAAGAGAAACAAAATAATGCCAGCAGTAACGAGACAAGGCGATGCAGATGTTGCTCATTGTTCTGGCATGGTCAGAAATGGTTGTTCCGGTGATGTATTTGTGAACGGCATTGGTGTAAGCAGACAGGGTGATAATAATACTACACACTTACTGCCAGGAGATCCATGTCCTCCACACGCTGCACCTATAACAATTGGTTCGACTACTGTATTTGTTAATGGAAAGGGTTGTGGCAGAGTTGGTGATGCAATAACTGGTTGTACATCTGTTGCAGCCGGTTCAGGAAACGTATTCGCAGGATAATTAAATGGCACGTTCTGACAAATATACAGCTCTCTCAAACACTATAGTCTATTATAGTGACTTTACAAATAATTTGGATAGAAATCCGATAACTAATTATCTATCAAAGTATGTTAATGAAAATGCTGTAAAATCATCTATACGAAATCTTGTTCTAACAGGAAATGGTGAGAGATTCTATAACTCGCTAATAGGATCAAAAATTTCTACGCTCCTTTTTGATCCTATAGATGATGTAACTGCTTTAACTCTTAAGAACACTATTAGAGAAACGATTGATAACTATGAACCAAGAGCAAATTTGTTAGAAATAAATGTTACTCCTGATGAAGACAATAATGCATATTATGTAAGTATCGTGTTTGGTATCATAAATATTCCTGAAGTATTTAATTTAGATTTAATCTTAAATAGAGTAAGATAATGGCCAATAGCTCAATAGACCTAGTAGGTTTAGATTTCAATAGTATTAAAAGTAGCTTTATTAGTTATTTAAAATCACAAGATCTTTTTAAAGACTATGATTTTGAAGGATCCAACATGTCAGTGTTGATGGATCTTATGGCATATAACACATATAAAAATAGTTTCTATTTAAATATGGCTATTTCGGAATCTTTTCTTGATTCTTCCCAATTAACTGCGTCTGTTTTATCTCATTCTAAAGAGTTGAACTACACTCCTAGATCAAATAGGTCTTCAAAAGCAAAGATTAAAGTTACTTTTGATGCTTCTGGAGAAACACAGCCTTATGTTATATCTAAAGGATCTTCTTTTACAGGAATTGTAAAGGGTGATTCACATACATTCACGATACCAGAAACTATAGTTGTTTCATCTGCAAATACAACATTCACTTATGAGACTGAAATATATGAAGGAATTTATCTTAAGGATTCATATATTGTTAACCATGGTATAGAAAATCAAAGATTTATTATAACAAATAAAAATGTTGATACTACTAGTTTAACAGTTGTGGTCTATGAAGATGGTGCACAGGTCGGTGAAACTTACGTAATAGCTAGCACTCTTCTAGATTTGACTTCTTCATCTAAAGTATTTTTCTTACAGGCTAGTGACCTTGGAAACTATGAGATCATATTTGGTGATGGTATCATTGGCAGAAAACCAAAGAACAATTCTACCGTAGTCTTGGACTATAGAATTTCTAATGGTGCAAGATCAAATGGTATTGGGAGCTTTTCAATTAATTTTGAGCCAACAGGTGGTGAAGTTCTAACAACTCCAGAAATAAATGTAATTGAAAATTCTATGGGTGGTGCAGAAAGAGAATCAATTGATTCTATCAAATACTATGCACCACGACATTTTCAAATTCAGGAAAGAGCAATTACACCATCTGATTATGAAATCATATTAAAAACACAGTTCCCAGAAATAAATGCTATATCAGTATATGGCGGTGAAGAAGTTAGCCCACCAAGATTTGGTAAAGTTTTTATTTCTATCGATTTATCCGATGTTGATGGTATACCTGAAAATAAAAAAGATGAATACTATAATTACATCAAAAGAAAATCACCGTTATCAATTGATCCTATTATTGTAGAACCAATGTATACTTATTTGAGTATTAATAGTATTATAAGATACAACTTGAATATTACTAAGTCTTCACCTAGCAGACTGAAAACATTAATTACCCAAACTATTACGGATTATAATACTAATTATTTGGATGATTTCAATGTAACTATGAGATATAGTAAACTATTAAATCTAATTGATATTTCAGATTCAAGTATAGTTAGTAATATTACTGAAGTAGAAATATATAAAAAGATCAATCCGCAGCTTAATATTTCACAGAATATTGATATTTATTTTAATACTAAGTTTGTTGATGATCTGCCAACATTAGATTTAAATCATGCTGGTACAGATAGACATACTATTAGAAGTACTAAATTTGTTTATAATGGTTTAAGATCATTCTTTGAAGATGATGGTGATGGCAATTTAAGAATAATGCAAGAAGATAAAACTATGCATAAGAAAATTGCTGACGCTGGATATGTCGATTATAACAATGGTATTGTTTATTTGAGAAACTTTAATATATCAGATTATGACGGAAGTGAAATTCGCATATATGCTAAGACAAAAGATAAAGATATATCTGTTTCTAAGAATACAATATTAACTATTGAACCAGATGAAATAACAATTAACATTGATGCGGTTAGAGTTTAATGGAAGTCATTGAACAAAAAATATCAAATTTTATCGAAAATCAGTTCCCTGCTTTCTATAAAGAGCAGGGACCAATTTTTATCGAGTTTGTTAAACAATATTATAAATGGATGGAAGAAGAGCATGCGTTAAAACATGCTAGAAAAATCTTTGACTATAAAGACATCGATGAAACTACAGAAGAATTCTTAGTTTATTTTAAAGAAAAATATTTAAAGAATATACAGTTTCAAACAACAACTAACACTCGTCAATTACTAAAACATACTTTAGATTTGTATAGATCAAAGGGTACTGATAGAGCTATTGATTTACTATTCAAATTAGTGTTTGGTGTAAATGCAGATGTATATTATCCTTCTAAAGATATTTTTACTCTGTCATCCGGCAATTGGAAAAGACAACAATATTTAGAAGTCAACCTTAATAATGCCAATAAATTATTAACTGGCAAAAGTATTTTTGGACAGAAAAGTGGTGCTACTGCATATGTGGATGCCGTAGTAAGAAAGAATATAAACAATAGAT